GACACCAAGAAATTCTATAGCGGCGTTTATGTTTCTGCGTATATTTCTAAGGGTGCTCAGGATACTTGGGAAAAGGTTCTTGATGGCACATACACAGGTTTTTCAATTGGTGGGAAGATGCTAAAGTGGGACGATGCATATGACGAGAAGATGGACTCTCAGATTCGTATTATTAAAGAGTACGATTTGGTAGAGCTTTCTCTTGTCGATTCCCCCGCAAATCAATTTGCCAACATCCTTTCTGTAGAAAAGGTAGGCGGCGCTGACGTTCTTAAGGGCGACAGCGTTGCAGAGTTGGAAAATGTATTCTGGGATTCAGAATCAGGCCTTGTCATACTGTCTGAAAAAGAATCCGAGAATCACCCACTGTCGGGGGTATCGATGAAGAACATTGGTTTTGTAGAAAAAACCGATGCAGAGAAAACCGACATGATTAAGTTCTTAGTTGATAGTGCTAAAGGCATGAATCTTTCTAAGATGACAGAGGAGGTAAGTCCTATGACTGACACAACAGAAAACCTTACAGAGAAATCTGACGAGGTTGTTGAAGAAGTAGAGGTCGCTCCAGAGGCAGATGTCGAAACTGAAGCAGTAGAAATCGTAGAAGAGGATGCCGAAAAAGCAGACTCTATCGATGCCGCTCCAGAGGCAGAAGCCGAGGTTGAAAAGGCCGACGCTGCTGAAGCTGACGTTGAAAAGGCTGACGACGATGAGTCTGATGTCGAGAAGGCCGATGCTGTCGAGGTAGAAGAGGTAGCCAAGTCCGACGATGCAGCTGTTGTTGAAGCAGTAGCTGAAATCAAGGATACCCTCTCATCAGCCTTTAGCGATCTAGCAGAAACCGTTAAGTCTCTACACGAGCAGGTTAATGCACTCAACAAGTCAATTACTGGTGTATCCGATGAGCTATCAGCAACTAAAAAAGAAATTGCTGATGCTAAGGGCCAGTTTGATGAGTTTGGTAAGCGTGTCGATGCTGTAGAGCAAGACACTGCTTTCCGTAAATCTGGCGATCTAGGCGAGATCGTGCAGGAACAGCCAGAAATGGTTGAAAAATCCCTATGGGGCGGTCGTTTCCTCAAAACTGCCGACTTATTTAATTAAGACACAATCACTTAGGAGGTGAAATATGTCGGAAGAGATTAAGAAAAACAATCCAGATGCAGCAGGTGATGACTCAGGTCGTTATAATGCCGAAGGTGCATTTGCTTCTGGTGGCGTTGGTGGCGTAACCAACCCTGGTGCAGACACACTAGGTAACGTACCCACCGCTAGCTTTGGTGTTACAACTGGTCCCAATGCCGTAAATCCTTCGGGTGATGCAGGCAGTGGTATCCTACGTCCTGAACAAGCACGTCGTTTTATTGACTACGTGTGGGATGGTACTGTTCTCGCCAAAGATGGTCGTCGCGTAACTATGCGTGCCAACACTATGGAACTTGAAAAAGTTAACGTAGGTGAGCGCGTTATTCGTGCGGCTTCTCAGGGTGTGGGTGACTACACCAACACTGGTGCAACCTTCTCCAAGGTGGAACTTACTACAAAGAAGATCCGTCTTGACTGGGAGGTCAGCGCTGAAGCACTCGAAGACAACATTGAAGGTGCTGCTTTGGAAGACCACCTTGTTCGCTTGATGACAAATGCATTTGCAAATGACATCGAGGACCTAGCCATTAATGGTGACGGTGCAACAGGTAACTTCCTTTCCATCATGGAGGGCTTCGTAAACCGCGTAAAGACTAACGGTGACGCACACGAGTACGTTGCTACAGTTGTTGACGACGCTTGGACTACAGAGGTTATGCAGGGAATTCTCACTGCTATGCCCCGTAAGTACCGTGCGTTGAAGAACAACCTCAAGTTCTACGCAGGCACCGACGCATTCCAGGGTATCGTTAAGAACAACGGTACTCTTGCAGATGCAATTGCTGAAGCCTTTGCTGGTACACCAGCTGGTACAGAGCGCAACCGTCAGGCATACCTTGACGGCCAGGCCCAGACTCTGGGTACTGCTCGCACCACTCGTGTTCTTGGCATTGACGTTCTAGAGGTACCCTACTACCCAGCTGGTTATGTTGACATGACATTCCCCGCTAACCGTGTATGGGGCTTCCAGCGCGACATTACCGTTAACCGCGAGTATGTTGCCAAGAAGGACACGATCGAGTACACCGTATTCGTTCGCTTCGGTATTCAGTGGGAAGAAGAGGACGCTGTAGCATTCGCTGATGCAGCTGCCGATTCCTAAACCATAAATTAATACCCTTAAGGGGGCAGGGACTTCGGTTCCTGCCCCTTTATTTATTCTGTTATAATAGAGATATCTATATAGGAGGCATTTAATGTCAGAAAACGATGCATGGAATGGTTCAGTGTCTGATAGCCACGCAGATCTAATTACCGCAAAAGCAACAAAAAAGCGGTCAGATGGCGATGGTACAGATGCAGTTGGACCAATTGAGACGGGTGCAATTGGTGTAACTAAATCAACACCAAAAAAGAAAGCAACAACAGCAGCAACACCCAAAAAAGAAAAAGAAGTAACCATTGCCGTTCATTCAACAAGAAATGTTGTTTGGGAAGGCGTTGGCAAAATTGCCAAGGGTTACAACATCCTGCCAAAAGCAGTAGCTGAAAAGTGGTTGACTCGCAGTCATGTTAGAGAAGCCACTCCAGAAGAGATTGCTAGAGAATACGGTAAGTAAAGATGGAAATACTGAGGGTACCGTCATATACCACTGATGCCGTAATTACTGTATCTAGTGCTTCTACTAGTTACGATTACACCATTACGGATATGGCGGACCAATCAGTAACCACTGGTACAACCACCTCTAGCTCTGCTTCAAAAGTTACAATTACTTTGCCATCAGAATATGATGGATCGTATATCGTAAACGTCGATAGCACAGATAATTATATTGATGTTGTAAGGCCCTATGTTGACCCCACCACCAAGGGAGAGACAGCAACCGAAATTGCAGACTACACTAAGCATGAGACTATCGCTAGGTCCATTATTGACTCTGTAATCATTGAGGGATTTTATTATAAAAAGAAGATGATTGAAACAACTGGCCTAGGGGCAGACTACATTCCTCTATGGATAAACGCTAAAAAGGTTTTAAAGCTTTATGAAAACAATGTTTTGCTTTTTGACGCGGCAGATCCAGAAAGCTACAACACATCCTATACAATTACTCAAGACAATACGGCAATTGTAGAAGTTTATGCTGGCAATATAAATAGGCTAGAGTCAGCGAGGCTTATAATGCCAACCAGTGGCTCCGACATCATTGATATCAAGTACGTATATCGAGGATTCCCTAGAACTTTTGACTACACCGTTCTTTTAGCTGTCGGATATCCCAACGTTCCTACGGATATTGTAAGAGCGGCCGAGCTACTCATTGATGACATTGCTTGTGGAAAACTGGATTATGTAGAGAGATATATGAAGTCTTATCAAACCGATCAGTTTAAAGTCGGCTTCGACAATAGGGTTTTCGAAGGAACGGGGAATTTCGTAGTAGACAAGATTTTATCTAATTATGCAAAGTCTATTACCAAACTTGGGGTGCTTTAATGAGTTGTGGATCTAAAGACCCCCTATACCCAATGCAGGCAGATATCTTCTACCCAGAGGTCGCTCAGGGCGCATACGGTAGTGTTTCTAAGTCTTGGATGAAGGATAGAACTCTGGTCTGTAGCCTTGGCCCAGCAGGCTCCAGGTTTAAGGAAGAGCTTACCCCCAATGTTGACATTAATCTAGAATCCTTGCTGGTAGGAAGATTTAAAGAAGACATCCGATTTTCAAAGGATCAAAAAGGAAAAGCGATGACCAACATCGTTATAAGCAATGTAAAAGACAGGGTTTGTCAAGAAATTTATTTAGAGACATCTGGCCCCAGAAAAGATCAGTCTACAATTTTTGAAGTAGCAACCGTAACCCCACACGTCGGACCTCTTGGCAGGGTTGAGTATTACAAGGTTATCTTGCGCAGATCTGAAAATCAGGCGGTGGACGTATGATTAATCTTAAATACAGGACTAATGATTTTATGAAGAATATGGACAGTCTCGTAAAGTATGCTAATGGTTTTATGGAGGGTGCCCAGGCAGGTAAAAAAGAGCTGTTAGAAACAATTGGCAAAAGAACCATCGAGATTCTAGATGACTTTATTGATGCTAACGCTAGGGCCAACGAGGCCGTCTTGCATCATGTTTACGAGTGGAACGAGTCGGGGAACCCTAGCGCAAGGCTGTTCGATCTTGAGTACACGACTTCTGGGGGTGGGCTAACTTTTAGGTCAACATTTAGACAATCTACCTCTGTGCAAAATGGATCTAGCACTCCCTTTTATGACAAGGCTAGAATTATGGAGCAGGGTATTCCAGTAACGATAAGGCCAGTGAAAGCAAAAGCTCTAGCTTTTCAAGACGGGGGCGAGCAGGTTTTTACCAAGGGGCCTGTCACAGTTTCAAATCCAGGAGGCCAGGCAGTGGCAGGAGGCTTTGAACAAACAGTGGACATGTTCTTCAGATCATATTGGCAACAGTCTTTCTTGCAGACCACTGGAATTGCAGACATTCTTCGTAATCCAATTCAGTTTAAGCAAAACCTACCTCGTGCAAAAGCTGGCGGTAGGGCAGTGGGCTATGACGTAGGATACAGATGGATAGCAGCAAGGGAGGCTAGATAATGCCTATAGACTATCCACCAGTTTTTATTAATAATTATCTTGCAGAAAAGATTACCCAAGGCCTACCCGAGTATTTCAATTCAGATCCGCAAGAAACAGCCGAGTATCCCCTGAGATTTTTCCCAACACAGCCCACATCAATTGATACGCTAACCGAAGAATTTCCAGAAGCGTCTGAAAATGTTTTTGCAGTTTATGACAGAATGTTTAGAATGCGTAGGGGTCCGTTTCCTCATTGTAGAACAGAACAACTTTTATATTATTTCTATAAAACATCCGGAGGCATCGATGCATTAATTGAAACAACACAAGAGGTTGCAAGGCTGCTTGACGATGGAGACGAGTCGGCAGAAGACGTTAATGTTTGGATTAAAGAAAAATATGCTTCAAGTCCTGGAGCTTTTGTAGCTCAAAGAAAGGTTCCCGTCTCGACGAGAAGTCTTTCTAGCAATGTTGCAGAGCTAACCACTTCTAGAAGTCACGGCATTTCCGTAGGGGATCAAATAGTTATTTCCGGCGTGGGCTCAGCATTTAACAGTGATACTCTGGAGGCTTTTGTCGTAACAGAAGTTCCTTCAAATACAAAACTAAGATACGCAAAGACCAATATTGATGTTGCAGAGTTTGCAGCGCCTTCTGGTGCAACAGTAGGAATTGCCTATCCTACCGCAAGATTTGGATCTGGCGCTGGGGCCAAAGACTTTTTCTTGCCAAAGTTTCAAGAATTTAAAATATATCAACTAGAAGAAGCCAGAGACATTATTGACTTTGGCACAGCCAGAACCTATGCGGGTAACAAAATTATTATTGAATATGTGTGGCACAAGTCTGCACCAATAAAAAGATAATTCTTAAAAACGGCTGTTATACTTATATCGAGGAAACGCGCCTACTAATTTCTTTAGAAAGAAGAGGTGAAAAAATATGGCATATACGCGTGGTTCAAACGCCAACATTATTGTTGGTGCTGCAGCCCTGTTCACTTATGAAGATGGTGAACTGGCTAACACGGACTTGCCCGCCTACGTAGATGGAGAGTCCTTCAGGACTACTCTTTCGGACGATATTTCGTTCCGTAACGTAGGCTACACGATGAATGGTTTGGAACTTGTTTTCCAGCCTGACTTCGGAGAGGTACAGGTCGATCAGCTGCTTGACGTTGCAAAACTTTACAAGCAGGGTATGCAGGTTAACCTAAACACCGCTTTTGCTGAGGCAACACTAGAAAACCTTCTAGTTGCCGTTGCTGGTAAGGCATCAGACCTCGGTACCGCAGATGTTTCTGGAGACATCACAATGAACCTGTCCGCAGGTGACATTGGAGAGTGTCCAGTCGAGCGCGGTATGGTCGCTGTTGGTCCCGGTACTGGTGACTGTGCTGTAGGTGAAAACCTAGAGCGAGTTTACGTTGCTTACCGTGCGCTCTCAATTGAGAACGTTACAGTTTCAGCTAAGCGCGACGAGCCCACAATGTTTGAGGTTTCGTTCCGTCTACTGCCTAACGATGATGCTTCATACGGTAAGATCGTTGATCGTACCGTTCCAGCGCCGTAGTCGTTAAATAAGTTTTGCCCAGGTCTTTTTGGCCTGGGCATTACTTTTTTGGTACACTTATTGTATGGCAAGCAAAGTATATGACGTTGGAACAATTCAGTTAATTGATGGCACAGAAATAGAGCTTAAGCCATTAAAAATTAAATATTTACGTCATTTTATGGATTACTTTTCTATTATCAAATACGCTAAAAGCGATGAGGAGTCTATAACCATCTTGTCTCATTGTGCGTTAATTGCTCTAAGGTCTCAGTACCCACTTATTTCCACGGTAGCAGACCTAGAAGACAACGTAGACTTGCCAACCGTATATAAAATATTAGATATAACTGCTGGAATTAAAGTCAATGCTGAATCCGAAGAGCCAGTAAAGAAGCAGGCAACAGACAGCAGCTCCTCTACCTGGGACAACCTTGACCTAGCAGAGCTTGAAGCCGAGGTTTTTTTGCTGGGAATCTGGAAAGACTACGAGGAGCTAGAGCTAGCCTTATCAATGCCAGAGCTACTAGCCACTTTGACTTCTAAAAGAGACCTTGATTATCAAGAAAAGAAATTTCTTGCAGCTATTCAAGGGGTTGATCTAGATAAGCAATCTGGCAAAAGCAACGCAAATGCTTGGGAAGAGATGAAGGCTAGAGTATTTAGTGGCGGAAGAACAGAAGATCCCAACGATATTGTTTCTTTTCAAGGTGTTAAAGCTCAGCAAAACGGCTTTGGTATAGGTTTGGGCTTGGGTTACGAAGACCTTCGTAAATAACACTCCCCTATGTTATAATTAGTATACCGTTTATATGCGTATATGAAAGGAAATAAATGGCTACTACAGTAAATGAAGAGAAAGAACTTACTCTCATTGACGGAACAAAGATTAAGGTGCGTCCTCTAAAAATT